ATAAGCCTCTTTTAACGGAAGATACATTAACAGTTTTTGCCGAGATGAATAAGGCAAATATGCCAGAGGATGTTGGTTTGCTTCATGTTCCCGGCAATGCGGAAGCAGTCAGTTTTAAAGACAATGCGAATAGCACAAACAATTTGAGTGATGCTGTGACAAATCTTTATGATAACGCTGGTGTGTCAAACGAATTGTTTAATGGCGGGTCATCTGGTACAGCATTTAAGCTGTCTTTAGAGAATGACGCCGCTTTTATTTATGCTTTTTACCGTCAATGTGAACGGTTTTTCAATCGTTTTATTAAGATGCGTAAATATAATAAACCGTTATACAAATTTGCTGTGAGAATTCAGGATTCTACTGTGTTTAACCGCAGAGATGTTTCTGATTCTTATTTGAAAGCATCTCAAAACGGTTTGCCATTTAAATTGGATTATGCGGCCTCTTTAGGAAAATCACAATCCAGATTGATTGGCGATGCGATCTTAGAGGTGGATATTTTACATTTGCAAGATTATTTTATTCCGCTTTCTACCTCTTATGCACAAAGCGGAGATGGTTCCGATGGCAGACCGACAAATGAAAGTAAAGGTTTGGATTTATCGGACGAAGGCGAAAAGTCTGCTGATACAGAAAAAGATTTAAATCGTTAATACCACCGAAAGGTGTTATTAAAATATTCCAAGAAAGGCGGTGATTAAGAAAGTGAGTCAAAAGCAAAATAGATTGCCAGTGTCATTTACGATCAACGAATGTGTTGAAACAGATGATTCGAGATTTCTTGCCATCACAATTGATGTTTTACATACAGGCTTGAATTTTAACGGCAGTATTTTTGATAAGGAAGTTGTTGATGCTTGTGCCGAAAGCATTAAGAATACACCAGTTTTGGGGTATATCGCTCTGAATCCAGACGGAGAATTGGATTTCCAAGGTCATAAATACAAGTTGATCGAAGATGAAAATGGTAAGCGATATGTATATGCTGGTTCTGCATATGGTGTGATCCCTGAATCTTGTAACTATCGCTGGATTGAAAAAGTTTGTTCTGATGGTATTTGTCGTGAATTCTTTCAGGTCGATGCGCTGTTGTGGACTAAATTCGATGATGCAGTGACGATTTTTGAACGAGATGGCGGCAAACCACAAAGTATGGAATTGGAACTTTCTTCAATCACTGGCGAAGAACAGGAGGACGGCACATTTAAATTCACTGAATTCAAATTCGATGGATGTTGCTTGCTGTCATCCACTGACGAAAAAATTCAGCCAGCAATGATTGATAGCGAGGCGGTTGCTCAGTACACCGTTTCAAACATTGCACAGGAAATTAAAGAGAAGTTGCAGGAATACTCGCTGTTTACTGCTGCTGGAAAAGAATTAACTGGAAAGGAGGATGACAACATGGCAAAAGATGTTGCTCCTAATTTCACACTGAATTTGATGGAACAGTTAGACGAGATTCATGCAATCCTTGATGAAAAGACTTTCCGTGATAAATGGGGCTGGGAATGTTCTCAGTTCTGCTTCGTGGATGTTCAGGACGATGAAGTGATTGTCATGGATCGTGCTGACCATTATCGTATGTACGGTATGAAATTCAGTATGGAAAATGACGAGATCAAGATTGATTTTGATTCTGCGGTTCGTAAAAAGACCAAGTATGAAAATATCGAGGGTGCTGGCAGTGAGAATGAGATTGATGTATTCGAAAAGGCTTTTGATGGTCTGGCAGATTACATGAATAATCAGGTTGAAGCAGTTACCAAGGAAAAGGAAACTGCCGAGCAGAATTACACCACTGTCAAGAACGATTATGATGAAATGAAGCCCAAGTATGATGCTTATGTTGCCGATGAACAGAAGCGTCAGGCTGATGCTGCTGAGGCGGCAAAGGATGCTGAGTTTGCAAAGTTTGATCAGCATTTGGGCGATAACGCTGATTATATCAACATGAAGGAAAATCGTAATGATTTCACTGTTGAGCAGATTCAAAATCAGTGCGCTATTCTCTTTACAGAGAAAAACTTGAATGCAAACTTTAGCCGCAAGGATAAGAATCCTGCGCCTATGGTTGCAGATGTGTTTGAGCAGAAGCCCGCTGTGGAAGTGAACTCCCGCTATGGCATTCTGCCCACTAAGAAATAATATGAAAGTGAGGGTATAGGACTATGAATAAGAATTATACAGTCGTTGAAACTTCTAAAATTGCAGCAGTTCGTGGCGGCGGTCATATGTATAGCCTGATTTCTGATGTGGATGTGGAAAACGGTCATATCGGTTATGTTGGCGATATGGCGGCAGATGTGGAGGGCATTGAAACTCATGAGTTCTTGGCTCCTACCGCCGATTTGATCAATAAGAGCAAGGTTATCTTGGTTGCTAATCCTGAGTGGGATTATGACGAGTGCAAGCGCAGTAATCAGGCTCTCTACAATTTCGTGAATGAGGCAGAGCGTCCTTTCCGTGGTTATGATCTGATGGCTCACGATATGTATGCTGTTACTGCTGGCGGCATTGACGCTGGTGAGGGTGAAATTGAGATTGGCAAGTATGTCATTGCTCAGGACGGTAAGACCACTGTGAAGATGGTTGACGAGGCTGACATTGCTGGTCAGGGCTTCTACGGTAAGATCGTTGGCTCTGCAAAGCGTGGTTTGGGCTGGACTGTTAAGAGCGGTGCAACCTACGGTCATCCTTATGTTGTCTACTTTATCGAGATTCTGCGTAACGATATTGTGGGCTAATAACAAGAAATACATGATTGGAGGTATTGAATATGGCTTGTAATATGGAAAAACTGGCTCACTTCTCCGTTGAGAAGCAGCAGTTAATTGCAACTTGTGTTGATAGTTACACAGGTGAATTGAGCAACTTTGTTGCCGCTAATGTTGATACCAACGCTGGCAGCATTGATGATAATATCCGTTCTCGTTTTGAGAAGGAAATTCTGCATGGCGAGAAGTGGAATTATCGTACTTATCGTAAGTATAAGAACGACATTTATGAGATTCTGGAAACTACTCTGGATCAGACTTTGCCCGAAGGTTGGAAAGAGAATGAGTTCTTCAATCGTTTCGTTGAGGAAATTCGTCTTGACTTGGGCGATAAGAATGAATTTTATGCCGAGGATAACGGTTATTTGACTGTTTCCAAGTTCAGCGGTAATCATTGGGATACTGCCCGTGAGCGTATGGATTTGGGTACTCAGTTCTCCGTTGATACTTATTGGTGGGATGTTCATTTCTACAACGAATTTGAGCGTTTCATGAAGAATATTGACAGCTTCGCTAAGATGCTGGATAAGGCTCGTAAGTCCTTCTTACAGGCATTCCAGAGCGCAATCTATGTTGCTTTCGGTAATATGGGCGAGATGATGCCAGCCGAGTTCTCTGGTCACGGCGCACTGTCTACCGATACTGAGCGTGATCAGTTGTTTGAACTGATTGACAAGGTTTCTGCCGCTAACGGTGGTATTAAGCCTGTTCTGGTCGGTACTGGCGCAGCTCTGCGTAAGTTGCAGAAGAACATTGACGAGAACTGGATTGCTGATTCCGCTAAGGAAGAGCGCAAGAAGAACGGCGTTGTGAGCGATTGGGAAGGCTATCCTCTGATGGTTATTCCTCAAGTGTTCAAGCAGGGTACTTTCGAGTTCGCTCTGTCCACTACTCGCATCTTGATCCTTGCTACTAACGGCAAGCCTATCAAGTTCGTTTATGAGGGTGATTCTCGTCTGAAGGAAGTTAATGACAACCGTGAGAACATGGATCAGACTCTCGAAGGTCAGATTCAGGTTAAGGCTGGTCTGGCTGTTATTTCCAGTGATGTTGTCGGTTGCTGGGAACTGGCGTAATTGATACGCAAATAAATTTTAGGAGGCGTTATTTTTGGGACAGGAAGAAAAGATTTTAAATACTCCTGATACAGCAGCATCAGATAAGAAGTCTGGTGCTGCTCCCACTTCCCCCGCTTTAAAGGATGATACCAAAGTTAAGGTTCGTGCTTTGGTTCCAGCGGTGTATTACACCTGTTTAAAGACGATGGATAGCTTTGCTTGGGAGGAAGTCGGTGACGAGCAGGAAATGACTTATATGCAAATTAAGACCATGAAGGCAAAGCATCCACGCTACTTTACTGAGAAGTGGCTTTTGATCTGCAATGATGATGTTATTAAGAAATTGAATCTTGCATCTGCATTTGCAACAAAGATTAATGCTGCTGATATGAAGAAGTTGTACGGCTCTGATGTGGGAGCTGCTAAGGAGTTGCTTACTGGTCTTAATTATAGCGCAAAGGCTGGGTTGGTTAAGAAGGTTACTGATGCTGTTAAGAGCGGAAAGATCGCAAATGTTAAGATCATTCGTCTGTTGGAGGAACAGCTTGGTATTGAACTGATGCAGCTCGTGTAAAGGAGGTGAAGCCCTATGGGGACTCCCTTTACTGATCTTTACGACAGTGTTTTGAGTAAAATCAGGGATTATGATTTTTTCAATATGGAGCAAGAACAGGTATATGAGGTTTTATCCGATTATCTCCGTCCTGCGATTGCGGCTTTTCGAGGCTGTAAACAAGATATTTCACAAAGGACTGAAACTGGATTTGAATGTACTTTAAC